TCAAAGACCTTTAGATATGGGCCAAGTTCAAGCTAAAGCAGCACAAGCTGACTATTTAAAACCTTCTACTGTACCTAATGACAGAATTGCTTTACTATATGAAGACTTAAAAAAATATAACCTAATTTAGGAGAAAAAAATGGCAGGATCGGATCTAAATGTAGCTTTTACTTCTACTACTGGAGGTACACAAACATTATTTGGTGGACCAACTAGATTAAAAGCTTTTATAATTACACCAACAGCTAGTGCAGGCACAGTAGTTTTTAAAGATGGTGGTGTAAGTAAATTTACAGTGCCTACAGCTGCAAGTGTATCATCAGGACCAGTTACTATTAATTTACCAAGTGACGGTGTAAAATTTGGTAAATCTTTACAAGCAACTTTAACCGATGTTGGTGGAATTACAACATTTTTTGCATAATGGAGAAATATGGCTTTATCGGGAACTTCAACTTTTACTTTAACAGTAAATGATGTAATACAAGAAGCTTATGATAGAATAGGTGGTGATCCTATTTTAGGTTATGATGTAAGGTCAGCTAGACGTAGTATGAATATTATGTTTAGTGATTGGGCTAACAGAGGTTATAACCAATGGACTGTAGAATATAAAACTTTAGCTATTACTACAGGAACTACAGAATATACTTTAGACTATGATACAGTAGATATCATCAATGCAAATATTCAAATAAGTGACGGAAGTGAATTTGCTATGACAGCATTAGGTCTTAATGATTATGCAGCAATTTCAAATAAAACAACACAAGCTAGACCTACACAATATTATTTACAAAGATTAAATACTCCTGTTTTAAAAATTTATCCAGCACCTGATACTAATTATACAATTACTTATTATAGAATGAGAAAAATAGAAGATATAACTGCATCTACTGTAAGTGGAGTAGAACAAAATATTGATGTGCCTTTTAGAGCTTTTGAGTGTATGTGTGCGGGACTTGCTTATTATCTTTCTAAAAAAAGAACAGGTGTAACTCCTCAAACTCAACAAATATTAAAAGTGGATTATGAAGAAGCTTATCAAAGATTAGTCGCAGGTGATGATACTCCTTCAACTAGAATTATACCAGCAACAGGCAACAGCTTTTATTCATAATGGCTAGAGTTCCAGCAAGTACTAGACCTCATAGAGCACCTTCAGCAAAATTTGCTGGTGGAAAATTTGCACAAGCAATATCTGATAGATCAGGTATGGCATTTCCTTATCAAGAAATGGTATTTGAATGGACTGGTATGTTTGTTCACACTTCAGAGTGGGAACCTAAACAACCTCAATTAGATTTAACTTATTTTACTGATGCACAAACTTTACAAAATGCTAGACCACAAGCTAGTATAAGTGCAACAGAGGCTGCAAGAACTGGTGGAGGATTACCAGGCTCTCAAACAGGTGGTGTTCCTAATCAAGTAACTGTTTTACCTGGATTTGAAAATACATCAGGTCAATCTGTTTATGTTGGAGTTGCAACTATTCCAACTTCTTGGTATATTAACAACACAAATTTGTTACAGATAGGATTAGGAAGTGTTACTGTTGTAACATGATAAAAAATAAAAAATTGAAGGTAATGATTGGAACACCTTGTTATGGTGGTCAATTAACAGAAGCTTATTTACATGGAATAATGGATTTAACAAGAGTAGCTGCTCAAAATAATTTTCAAGTTAATTTAAATACTATAGGTAACGAAAGTTTAATTACACGAGCTAGAAATACTTTAGTAAGTCAATTTTTAGATATGGATAAAGAAGATGATAGTTTTACTCATTTAATGTTTATTGATGCAGATATAGGATTTAGAGGAGAAGCTGTAAGACGTGTTTTAGAATCAGGTTACGATATAGCTTGTGGAATATATCCTAGAAAAGCTATTGAATGGAATAAAATTCCTGACTTAATTAAAGTAAGTGATAAAAATTTAGAACAAAGAGCTTTAGGTTATAATTTAAATTTTGCAGATCCTAATAAAATTGAATTAGAAAAAGGTTTTACTGAAGTAATGGATGCTGCAACTGGTTTTATGTGTATTAAAAAAGAAGTTTTTTATAAGATGAAAGAAGCTTATTCTAATCTTAAATATACTAGCGATCAAATAGTTAATGGAAAAAGATATGGCAGTGACAATTGTTATGCATTTTTTGACTGTATTATTGATGAAAAAAGTAATAGATATCTATCAGAGGATTATGCTTTTTGTAGATTATGGCAAAAAATAGGTGGTAAGATACATGCTGATCTTCAAAGTCCTTTAACGCACTATGGAACTTATCCATTTGCTGGACACGTTTGGACTAAATTTAAAGTTGATGAGGTAACTAAAGATGGCAATGACATACAGCAGTCTAAAGACTGATATACAAACATGGGCTGAAAACACAGGAACAGATTTTACTAGCCAATTAGATACTTTTATAGATAATACTTTTGATTCTTTATCAAGAGATATAGACCCTATTGGATTTAACGAAAATGTAACTACTACAGCAGTAGCTGGAGATAGATTTGTAAATCTTCCAACAGCTATTGAACCTATGTTATTTAATTATTTAACTATTACTGTAGGCTCTAATGTAAGTTATTTAGAATTAAAAACTTTAGCTTTTTGTCAAGAATATTGGCCTAATATATCATTACAAGATCAACCTAAATATTTTGCTAATTTTGATGATGATCGAGTATATTTAGCACCTACTCCAGATCAAAATTATACTTTAAAATTAGGATATCAAGGAAAAATTAATCCATTATCTAATACTAATACTACCAATTGGTATACTGAAAATATTTCAGATGTTTTATTATTTGGCTGTTTAGCTCAAGCAAATCTCTTTACAAAGAACCTAGAAGATTATACTATATATACAAATTTGTATAATACAAGAGTTGCTACTGTTAACAATGAAGCCCGTAGAAGAAGAAGAACGGACTATAAGTTTCCAGGTAGCCCTGTTGGTACAAACACATTAACTGGAGGACAATAATATGGCAATAACACAAGCGATTTGCACAGTATTCAAACAAGACTTGATGTCGCCTGGTGGAAACCTTGCTGCTCAAACTCTTAAATGTGCACTATATACTAATGCGGCAACTTTAAATGCAACTACTGCAGCTTATGCAGTAGGGAACGAAGTATCATCAAGTGGTGGTAGTAATTATACTGCCGGTGGAAAAACATTAACTAATGTAGCTATTTCTGTAGATGGAACTACTGCAATTTTTGATGCAGATAATGTTACATTTCCAAATGCAACTATATCTGCTCAAGCTGCTTTACTGTACAATAATTCTAGTGCTAATGCTGCAATTGCAGTTTTAGATTTTGGAGGAGTTAAAACTTCTACAAACGGAACTTTTGAATTACAGTTTCCAACTGCTAACGCATCTGCTGGCTTAATCAGAATAGCATAAGGAGAAAATCCTTATGGCTACTGTTGGTTGGGGTAGAGATGGATGGAACACAGGCGCATGGGGTACATCTCCCAATGTAAATGCTGTTATTACTGGTCAACTAATTCAATCTGAATTAACTTTTGGTGAAGGTTGGGGTAGAGAAGGTTGGGGTGATGGAGGTTGGGGTACACCATTAGGACAAGTTGTTACTGGAGATGGAAATGTCTTTATTGAAGATGGTCAACAAGCAACCATTTCTTTAAATAATGTAATTGTTACTGCTGCAACTACTACTTCTATTACTGGTCAACAAGCAACTATTTCTTTAAATAATGTAACTACTACAGCAGCTACTACTAATCTTATTACTGGTCAACAAGCAACAGGAACTATTGGAACTTATACAATAGCAGCAGGTGGAGCTATAACAGTAGTAGTTCCTGAATTTACAATAAATACTTCTTTAGGAAATATTATAACAGGAACTGCTAATTCGATAAATGTTGATGGTCAAAGTATAACATCTTTTTTATCTAATATTTTAACAGACACTGAAAACTTTATTTCGATTACAGGAATTAATGCTAATGCTAATGTAAGCTCTGTAATAATTTCTACTTCAGGATTTTTTTCTATAACTGGTCAAGAAATAACTATAACTTTAGGTGATATCATACCTAGTACTAATAACTTTATTCTTCAAATAGGTCAAGAAATGACTGTTACGCCAGTAAATTTAAGATTTTGGGATCCAATTGCTGATGATAATACTGAAACTTGGACAAATATTTAGTGTACAAATGAATACAAATATATATTATTTACAAATATAAATTAATAAGGTATAAAAAAATATGTCAACTTTTTCTTCAGATTTAAAGCTTGAACTAATTGCAACTGGTGATGCTTCTGGTACTTGGGGTTCTGATACAAATAATAATTTAAATTTAATACAACAAGCAATTGCAGGTTTTGAACAAGTAACACTATCAAGTGGTGGTACTCTTGCTCTTGCAATGACAAATAAAACTCTTTCTAATGCAAGAAATATGGTTATTAGATTTGCTACAGCAAGTATTGCTGCCAGCACAATTTGTACTATACCAGATAGTATAGAGAAATTTTATATTTTTGATGCAACAGGTGTAACTAATCCAACGAACCTTACAATTAAAACTGCAAGTGGAAGTGGATTTACTTTAGATGCTAAAAAAATCTATGCTGCATATTCAGATGGTACAAACTTAAAAGAAGTATCTTTAGATACTTTAGGTGGAACTATTGGAAGTGCACAAATAGCAGATGTTGCTATAACAACAGCAAAAATTGCTGACGATGCAGTAACAGCAGCAAAAATTGCTGACGATGCTGTTGTGGCCGCAGGGATTGCTGATAATGCAGTCGTAACTGCAGCAATAAATAACGATGCAGTAACAGCAGCCAAATTAGCAGACACTTCAGTATCTGCTGGATCTTATACTCTTTCATCAATTACAGTTGATGCTCAAGGAAGATTAACAGCAGCTTCAAATGGATCAGCATCGGCATCAAACTTAGTTGGAACATTTGGTAGTGTTGGACCTTCTTCAGGAAATTATACAGCAACACCTGGTGCTAATTTTATAGTTGCTTATATAGCTGGTGGCGGAGGAGGAGGTGGAAGAACTCCAGGAAGTGTTAACGGAGGTGCTGGAGGATTTGGAGTTTATGCAACACCTATATCACAACCATACACAAAAGCTTTTGCAGTTGGCGGTAGAGGAAATGGCCAACAAGGTCAAGGTAGTAGTGGAAATGCTGGAGGAGCGACTAATTTTGGAAGTCCTGTAACTGTAGCTGCAAACGGAGGTGCTGGTGGCAGTGGACCAGGAGGTAGTGCTGGATCACAAGGAACTGTTAATGGTGCTACAAAAGATTTAACAAATATAGGTACTTCTTCTAAAGGAGCTATTATGAATCAAAGTTTAAGAAAACAAATGGGATTCAGTCATATGTCAAATAATAATAGTGGTTTTAATTCAGTAAATCAAAATATTTCTTTGTCACAAGGAGGACCAATTAGTAATATTAATTCTGAAGGTGGTGAAGATGGAGGTTTCGGGTTTTTATACATCTACGAAAATATAGGATCTTAATTATGGCTAAAATAGTAATGACACATGTAGAAAATGGTGGAGTTTATAAAGCATTCTTTACTCAAGAGGAGCTTGATGGTGCTACTAGAATTAATCAATCGCAATACACTATTGTTGATTTACCAGACGCTGATTTAACAAAAGTTCACAACGAGAAAGCTGCTTTTAAAGTAACTAACGGAGTTCTAGGAGTTATTGATATTTCACCTGTTCATAACAAAGAAACTTATTCAGAAGCAAGAGATAGAATAATAACTTCTTTCGATGCATTAAAAGAAGGTAATTTTAAAAATACTGTTTCTTCTTTTATGGATATAGTTAATGGTGTTGATATAGATTCTTTAACTATTAACCCTTCCGTGTCTTTTGCAGAACACTTAAAATCAATTAGCTCTAATGTTTATTACGATTATTTGCAATTAGCTTAAACATTATTGTTATCGACAAATAGTTTTTGTGTTATAAAAACTTTATGCAGAATTTTATTGTTGTAGATAATTTTTATACTCAAGAAAACTTTGGTTTAATGTCTAATTTTCAAAGAACATGTAACATGAAAGGTTTACAAGTTCCTCAAAATATTTATTATCCATCGAGGTTAGACGCATACCCTACTTGGGAATCTAATTGTTTTGAAAAAAATGAATTAGAATATAAAATTACAGAAAATGCAATTTTAGAAAATACAAAATTTAAAGTAAGTAAAATACAATCTTTATTTAGAAAAGTATTAACTTCTGAATTATTAAAATCACCTTATAAAGATAGAAATGAATCATTAGTTCACCAAGATTCTGATAACTACGATTGGGCAGGAGTTGTGTATTTCGATAGTTTTAGCATTGATGATGGGACTAGATTATATTCTTATGCTGATCAAATAAAACCAGATGTTATTGTAGGATCTAAACCAAATAGATGTATATTATTTAAATCTCATTTGTTTCATTCTGCCGGTATAGATTGGAATAAAGATTCTCGAACAGTGCAAGTTTTTTTCGTGGAGATAGATAAAAATGTTTGAAAATATAATTGAATTTAGTGCTCATGAAATATATGTAAATTTAAAAGATGAGTACCCTACACCTGCAAAAAATAATTTACCTGAATGGTTTAAAAAATTAAACCATGATTGGAAAAACAAAACTGTAAAAGGTTGTATGCCTTTTTTAGATTCTATGTCAGCTGGCTATATTTTAAAAATCCCACAAGATTTTTATATAAATCATAATTTTATTAATGAAGAAGGTAATAAAGATACCACTTTTGCTTGTCCCATGACAGACGAAAAAAGTATGTTGGATCTTCATTTTGTTAATTTAAATAAACAACAATCAGAACACCATGCCATAGATCAAGTTAAAGGTAGCCCTCATTTAGAAAAAAATAATAATCAAGGTGTTTTAAAGTTTATGAATCCTTGGAAAATAAAAACTCCTCCCGGATATTCTTGTTTATTTGTTCCTCCATTAAATAATTCTGATGACAGGTTTAGTATAATTCCTGCAATTGTAGATACTGATTCTTATGAAAGAGAAGTTAATTTTCCTTTTATAATAAACGGAGATAAATATAAAACTTTAGAAACTACAATTAAAAAAGGAACACCATATGTACAGGTCATTCCTTTTAAAAGAGAAAATTGGAAAATGAAAATAAAATCTAAAAAAACAAAAGATATTGTCGAAGAAGGATTTGGTTTTTCATTAAAATTTTTACACAGATACAAAAATTTAAATTGGCATAAAAAATCATGGAAGTAACAGATTTTATTAAAACCTATAATGTTATAGACAAAAAAATAATTTCAAAATTTCTATTGTATGCTAAAAATTCTAAAGAATTTCAAAATGCTCCTATTGAAACACCTGATGGTACTGTAATTAACAATGATATACGAGATGTTGAATCTTTACATTTAACTGATAACCATCTAAGTTTAACCAATGTGCACTGGTACAATTATTTTAATTTTAATTTTTTACAATGTTTAGAAAAATATAAAATTGAAACTAATTCTGAATACCTTCATTACGAAAAATATTTTGAAATGAATGTTTTAAAATATACTAAAAATAACTTTTATACTTGGCATACCGATCACGGTTTTAAAACTCCTAGAACAATCAGTTGTATTTTATTTTGTAATGAAGATTATAAAGGAGGTGAAATTTGTTTTAAATTACCTAATCAAAATGAATTTTCTATGAACTGTAAATTAGGCGATATTCTCATGTGGCCTAGTAATTTCATATACCCACATTGTGTCAAACCAATTATAGACGGAGAAAGAATTACCGTTGTAGGCTGGGTTGTCTAATGAAACACAATGTACTACCTTTATTTTCACAACCTTTATTTACTACAGAAACTAAACTAGATAGTAGTGAATTAAATTTTATAGAAACAGAACTTAAAAAAGAAAAAATAAAACATAGTGAAATAAATAAATTAAGTGAAGACCCTATTAAAAATAAATTTCATACAGGTACAGAAAATATATTGCACAAAGATCAATATAAAAATTTAAAAAAAGTAATAATAGATTCAATTAAATTATTTAATAATTCTTATTTAATGTATGACACTAATTTTGTTATAATTAAATCTTGGGTTGCTTCTTCTCCTTTTGATAGTAGCTGTGAAATTCATAGGCATAATAATTCTTTTTTAAGTGGTGTCGTTTATATAAAAGCAAACGAGAATAGTGGTGACATAGAATTTCAAAATTTTAATCATAGAGATATTTTAATTTATCCAAGAACCGATAATACTTTATATAATGTAGAACGATATTGGGTAAAACCTAAACCAGGTTTGTTGTTATTGTTTCCAAGTAATATGTATCATAGAGTCCATAAAAATAAATCAGGAGAAGATAGGATATCAGTATCATTTGATATTATGCCTACGTACTTCATAAATAAATTTAAAAATGAAACACAAATTAATTAAAAATTTTTTAACTCAAGATGAGATTAATCTTTTCTCTGATTATTGTAGAATATTACATAGGCAAAATAAAACAAATTTTGATAATCAAAATAGCAATTTTGATTCTAGTTTTTATGCAGATCCTTTAACGGAATCTTTAATGTTAAATAAAAGAAAATTAGTTGAGAAAGAATCAAACATAAAACTATTACCTACTTATTCTTATTTTAGAATTTATACTTATCAATCTGATTTACCTAAACACAAAGATAGACCTTCTTGTGAAGTAAGTGTTTCAGTACACATAAATTCAGATGGAACTCCTTGGGAAATATTTTTTGATGGTGAAAAGTATCAAACTGTTCCTGGAGATGCTATTCTTTATAAAGGTTGTGAAGTTGAGCACTGGAGAAAACCATTTGAAGGAGACTGGCATGCTCAAACATTTTTACATTATGTAGATTTAAATGGACCTAATAAAAATTTTTTTATGGATCAAAGAAGAATGTGGGGAGACAAGAAATGAGTTTTTTAGAAACTCTTTTTTGTGATTGTCTTTATCATTCAGAAATATCTAATATTAAAATTAAAAATAAATTATTAAAAATAATACTAGACATTGAAAAAAATAAAAAGTCTGATGAAAAAACTAATATAGGTGGATTTCAAAAAGAACTAGAATGTAGGGAATTATTTCTAAGTTTAATTTCAGATGAAATAAAAAAATATAAGTCTTTATTAAATTTTAACAGAGAATTAAAACTAGATAATTTTTGGTGCAATATAAATTATAAAAACAATTATAACTTATCTCACATTCATCCAAAGACTTATTTTTCTGGTGTGTATTATTTAAAGGTACCAAAAAATTCTGGTCAAATAGTTTTTAATAATTCTAACATATTTCTTAGAATGCACCCGGAATTAGAGACAGCTTGTAATAACCCTAATTTTAATGTATGTAGAGAAGTAAATCCTAAAGAGGATCTATTACTTATGTTTCCATCTTATCTAGTACACGAAGTTGAAAAAAATAATTCTGATGATAAAAGAATATCAATATCTTTTAATTTAATACTATGAATCAAATAAATATATTTACTAACTCTCTTTTTTTTACAGATCAAAAAGACATAGAATTTAAAGAACAAGTTAACAAAACAAAAACAATAGACAAGTTTAAATTTAAAAAAATTATTAAAAAATTTGTTGATAACTTAACAAAAAATTATAACATAAGTTCTAAAATAGTTTCTATAAATAATATTCAATATGTTGAAGATTTAAAAAATGAAACAAACTTAAAACTTGTTAAAGAAAATGTTTTATTCCAAGGATTATACATGTTAGACGTAGCTGAAGATTGTGGATTAATTTCTTTTGAAAAAGAATCTGAAATATTAGCCATGCACACTGATTTTATTAGCAATTTTAATTTTATAGCTAGAGAAAATACTGTTGTGTCGATTCCTTATAATATAGATTTTATTATGAAAAAAAATAACTCTGATCAAAAAAGAAAATATATTTATTTTACTTTAAATCTTTAGTAGAACATTTAAATTAAAACGCACAGCATCTTGAGAAGGAGGATTACCTTTATGTTCAACCATACTTTTATAAACTTTTCCTTGTCCCATTTTATCAAGATAAAATGTGTTGTTAACAAAAGTTCCGCCATCGGTTGTGTGTGGGTTATATAAAATACTTAAATACTCTTCTGTAAATTCATCTTGATGATATTCAGTATGGTTCTTTGGAAAATACATGTTCCATAAAAATCTTTTTATTTCGTAATGTTTAATATTAAGTTTTTGGCAAACAATTTTAGTGATTTTAAAAGCTTCTTCATTTAAAGGAGATGACGTTGTTTTTCCATTTAATAAAGTTTCTACACTAAAGCCTCCACTTCTTCCAATAAGGAGTGGTTCTAATAAAGATTTATAATCAGTACACCTAGTTAAATACCATTGATGATAAATTAATTTATCAATTAATTTTAAATTTTCATCGGTTGATAAAATATTATCTATAAGTTGTACTGTCATATTGTAATAAGTTTTATAATACGATTTTTTAAAACTTCTTTATTAATTTCTTTTACATTAAAATTATAAGATATAATAGTTCTTGTTTTATCTGTAATATTGATACCAGATCGGTGAATTATATAAGAGGGAAAAACTATAAAGTCTCCCTCTTGAACTTTATAAGAATAAGCTTCATTTAAATTATATGGATTTAAAAGTTGTGTATATTGATCATTTTCTAATTCAACATAGTACACTCCTGTAAAATTATCAGCATGAATATGCCAGTTGTGTTGACCATTTTTTCCATATTGTTGATACCAAAGATCATTAATATGAATTGAATTAAAACCTATTTTTGATACCATAGATATAAGTTGATTATATAAATATGTATTTATATATTTTACCCAAGGTCTTTCAAAATTATTTGATTTATTCCAGTCAAGTTTAATAAATTTATCTAAGGTATTGTTCGATATTTGATCAGAATCAGATTTGTCAATTAAGTTTAAAAGTTTTTCTTTTAATTGATGATGATGATAAAATTTATTAATTATAATAGGACTTTGTATTGACATAAAAATACCTTTTAATAGGCAAATAACTAATATATAAGTTTAAAAGGTTAGGGTCTACAAACATGTATAAAATACCTAAATAATATATTTATCTTTGTTATATTATGTATATAATAAATCATTATGCCATTAACTCAATTAAACTTTCAACCTGGATTAGACACTGAGAATACTCCTACAGGAGCAGAAGGTAGATGGGTAGATGGTGATAAAATAAGATTTAGAAAAGGACTTCCTCAAAAAATAGGTGGTTGGACAAAATTTAGTGCAGCTTATTATGTAGGAGTTGGAAGAGCTTTAGAACAATGGTTTGCTTTAGATGGTTCTCGTTATGAAGCTTTAGGAACTGATCGTAAAGTTTATGTTTATCTATCTGGAGATAATCAAGACATTACTCCTATAAGATCAACAGATGCTCTTGTTAATGCTATTAGCACTACTACAAGTAGTAATATTATAACTATCACGGATACAAGTCATGGAGCTTTAGAAGGTGACTTTGTCACATTAAGTAGTGTAAGTACTGCTGTTGCAGGAATTCCCGCAGCTACACTTGATGCTGAATATGAAATTTTAAGTATATCTAATGCTAATGCTTACACTATTGAAAGTAGTGCTACAGCTAATGCAAATACAGGACCTACTGCAAATTGTACTGCTACTTATCAATTAAATATAGGTCCATCTGTACAAACTTTTGGATATGGTTGGGGTGCTTCTACTTGGGGTGCTTCTACTTGGGGAACACCTAGATCATCATCTAGTGTAATTCTTGATACACGGTTATGGTCTATTAATAATTGGGGTGAAGATTTAATAATAACACAAAAAGATGGTGGAACTTATGAATGGGATACTTCAGGAGGAATGACTAGCAATAGAGCTACAGTTGTTGCTAATGCTCCTACTACTTCTACACTATCTTTAGTATCTACAGAAACTAGACACGTAGTATGTTTAGGTACAGAGACAACTATTGGAGATGATTCAACTTTTGATAAAATGTTTATTCGTTGGTCTGATCAAGAAAATTATAATGAATGGACACCTAATGTAACTAATTCTGCAGGATCTCAAAGAATAGCAGGTGGAAGTGAAATAAGATGTGCAAGACCGGCTAAAGGAACTATATTAGTATGGACAGATACTACAATGCAATCAATGTCTTTTATAGGTCCTCCTTTTATATTTGGCTTTAGACAATTAGGTAACGACTGTGGAGCTGTTGGTCTTAACTCTGCAATGGTAATTGACGATGTAGCTTACTGGATGTCAGATGGACAATTCTTTAGATACGCAGGATCAGTTCAAGAAATACCTTGTCCTATATTAAACCATGTATTTGACGATATTAATAAAGTTCAATATGCACAAGTCTATGCTGCACAAAATTCTAACTTCTCTGAAGTAATATGGTATTATTGTTCTAGTTCCTCTGATGAAAATGATCGTTATGTAATCTATAATTATTTAGAAAACTCTTGGTATTTTGGAACTATGGAAAGAAGTACTTATCAAGATAATGGTGTTGAATTAACTCCTTTAGCTACAGAGTATTTTCCTACTTCTAATTTAAGTACTATTTCAACAATTAATGGACTAACTCAAGGTAGAAGTGTAATCTATGCTCAAGAATCAGGAGTAGATGCTGATGGGGCTGCTTTACAAGCTTTTATTCAATCAGGCGATGGAGACATTGCTGATGGCGAAACATTTAGTTTTATTAATAAGATTATACCTGATTTTCAAGATCAAACTGGAAACACTGTAATCACTTTAAGTGTTAAAGATTATCCTAATGATTCAGCAACTGTAGGCGAAACTTTGACAGTAAACAACACAACTAGGTTCGTTAATACACGTATTCGTGGTAGACAATCTAATATTAAAATACAAAATAATAATATTGGAGATAACTGGAGATTTGGTACATTAAGAGTAAACATAAAACAAGATGGAAAAAGATAAATATACTATAAGACCAGCTCGAATATCTGATGCTGTTCGTATAAGAGAATTACTTAAAACGTGGCTTACAGAGGCTCCTTTTAACTTTGGAAACACTAATAATACTAAAGCTTTAGACAATATAGTATTTTACA